GCGGATCGTATTGACCAACTTGCGTTCTTAACTTTGTCTGGCGTTTCTTACGCTTACAAAAATAACGGCTCACTTCGTAATGTTGCCGGCACAGGTCAAAACTTAAGCGAGCTTGAGTTTGCATCTGCTGTTTCTGTACCTACTACTCAGCGTCACGTCACTTGCATCACTGGCGGCCAGACAACTGATAGTGATGGCACCATGACTGATAACTTTGCTGATCAAGGCACTATGGTTAAGTTGTCTTACGGTCATATCGTAGAACTTAAAGCCCTTGCAAAAGAGCGTTATATTCGTGGTATTCGTGGCGCAGGTAACGAAGAAGTTTATCATATGTTCGTTCACCCACGTCAAATGGCTGACTTGAAGTTAGATACTGACTTCTTAACTGCCGTTCGTAACGCTGGTACTCGAGGACCTTCTAACCCATTCTTCACTGGCCACAACGGCTTGATGGTAGATGGCGTTATGGTTCATGAGTTCCGTCATGTGTTTACTAACTTAGGCACTGGCGCTACTGCAAAAGCCGGCGGTTTATTGTTAGGCGCACAAGCACTTGCTATGGCTGACATCGGTTTACCTGAAGTTGTTGAAGAGACTTTCGACTACGGTAACCAACATGGTATCTCCATCGGTAAGATTTTTGGGTTCAAAAAACCTGTATTCAGAAGTGATCACGCTGGTGGCGACCAAGATTTTGGTGTCATCCGTTTTGACTCATTAATTTAATCCCGGAGGTAATACACAATGGCTACTTTTTCAGCTGCTTTAGAAAATGGTGCTGCCGACGTTCTTCCATATATGCATGGTCGAGCAACTAAAAACTTAGGTCCTGTACCTACAACCCGCATTGGTGTGTTTAAGCACACTACTGCTGACTTTGGCGCCGGTACTGTCATTCAGATGGTTCCTGTGTTTGCTGGAGAAACAGTTGTAGCGATCACCTTATCAGCACCTGACCTTATGGCGTCTAGTGGTACATGGGATGTTGGCGAAACTGCCACCTCTCCTACTACCGAAGATGCTTTAGTAGGAATAACTTCTGGTGCGGATCCAGATCGTTACTACGACGGCTTAGATAGTAACGCTGTAGTTGCTGCTAACGCTATCTTGAACGCCGGTCGTTACACTTACACTGCTGATGATACAATTGACATCGTTACTGCTGGGGGTGCTTTTGATACTGCTCCTGATAGTGCGGCTCAATATATCGTAATGGCTGTAACTGTAATTGGTTCGTAATATTGTTCCAGTGACTTATCCCCCCTCTTCGGAGGGGGGTTCTTTTTAAGGAGTAAAAAATGCAAGTAAATAAAGGCGATGTTAAGGGCGAAGAAATAGTCTTTGATAGAGATGCTAGTTTTACTAAGGGTAATGCGCTTTGGCAGTTTATTGCTCATTCACCACGCAAAGTTTTAGATAGGGACATATTAGAAAAAGCATTGCAGAACGGTGCAAACTACGTACACGAAGCACCACCCCCACCCCCGGAACCAGAACCTGAACCGGAGGTAGAGGAAGAAGACCCGCTAGTCGCGGCTCTCGAGGGTTTAATCGAGGAAGGCGATCCAGAGAATTTTAAAAAGGACGGCACTCCCAAATCCGCCGTCATAAACAAACTGGCTGGTAAAGCAGTTACAACCGAAGAACGCGAGACTGCATGGCAGACCGCGCTAAATAGGTAAAAATATGGGTAAGAAGAAAGCTTCAAAAAGACGTAAGGCTAGAGAACGCGCAGCTGCAGTTGAACGCCAACGCCAAGAAAAAACAGCCGCTAATTTAAAATCCGCTGAAACCACTAAAGCTAATTTAGATGCTGAGTTTGGATCTCGATCTACCACTGCTAAAACTGGCGACATTAAAGACGCCGGTAAAGTAAAAGAGTTTGGCACCAGAGGCGGCGGCAAAAAGAAATTCCGTAAAGTTTATGAAAAAGCAGGTGGCGCTCGCAAGTATGATTTCTCTGTCATGGGCAACTCACCAGTTTTAAAACGCAATCTTATGTCAGATATGAACCCGAACAACCGTAATGTAAGGCGGACTAGACGTAATCTAGGGTACGAACCAGGCGCAGCATCTATAGGTGATACTGGCAACTCGTCTGAAACACCAATGAATAGTTTTGGGTTAGACCGACGCAACTTAACAAACCAAACTCAAGTAGGTATGTCAGGTAACGCTGCCCCAAGTACAACTGACGAAAATCAGTATACGTCAGCAGCAACTATGAATGATGACCTCGAAGAAAAAGTAAACGACGCTAGGACAGATATGGCACGAGCCGCTGCAACAACAATGATAGGGATCTAAATGGCCACTACCACAGGCACAAATATAATTGACCGAGCACGCGTTATTTTGCAAGACGGTGGTGCCGTCAGGTGGCCAGATTCAGAGTTACTACTTTGGGTAAACGATGCCCAACGAGAAATAGCTTTTTTAAAACCAGACGCTTCGTCAGTTAATGACATTGCTAAACTTAGGGCTAACACCACTAAGCAGACAATGTCAGGCATAGAGATTACATCTAGTGGCGGTGTCCCTAACGCTAATAGAATACTGCGCGTAGTAAGAAATATACACGCCGTTGGTGGGGCCAGTGATTTTGCCGACAATAATAGTGATGGCGCAGGTCGAGCTATAAGATTAGTAAGTCGAGAAATATTAGATTCTCAAGACCCAAATTGGCACGATCCTAGCGCTGCTACTGGCTCCTCCACATTTGTATCAACAGGTGGAAATATTAAGCACTACGTGTTCGATGAGATTGATCCAACTACTTTTTATGTGTATCCCGGAGTAGCATCCGGCCAATCTATTTATGTAGAGCTAATATATAGCGCAGTGCCGGCTGCTTTAAGTGCTAAAACAGACACTATTAACATACCCGATACATACGCTAATACTATGGTAGATTACGTCTGCTATAGGGCACTTAGTAAAGACGCAGAGTTCGCCGCTAACGCTCAAAGATCACAGGCGCATTTAATAGCATTTAATAACACGTTAGGTATTAAAAGTTCACTTGATAACAGAACTTCTCCTAATAGCACAGTTGTTTATACGAACTCTGCAGATCAAGCTAGAATACAGGCAGGTCAATAATGGCTACTACTTTATATGAGTCTCTCTTACCTGAGATAATACCGATGGTGCCAGAGGCTCCTGATGCTCTTATAGAGAACAAGATCCGAGCTGCCACAGTCGAATTTTGTGAACGCACAAATGCGTACCAAAAAGATTTAGATCCTATAACTGCAATAGAAGATGTGTATGAATACGACTTTGATACACCAGCAGGCACGGTGGTCCACAAGATTATATGGGCTACGCATGACGGCAGAGACTTAGAGCCTATATCACCTATTTTGTTAGAACAACGTAAACCTAAGTGGAGAGACAACGCAACCACTGATACGGGCATGCCAGAATTTTTTGTTAAGCAAAGCCAAAGTTTATTTTGGGTAGTGCCGGTTCCGTCAGCAACAGAAGCGAATGCAATCAGAATTAGAGTTGCTCTCAGACCCACACATTCGTCTACAAGCTGTGACAATGAGATATTAGATGACTACAGAGATGCTATAGTTAACGGAGCTTTGTTCAGGTTACTACGAACTCCAGGGCAAGACTTTACAGATTTTACAGGTGCAGGCACATACGGAAGTTTGTTTGAAGCTCAAATCATTGAAGCAGAACGTCGCGCAAGACAAGGTGACACAGGCATAGCTAGGAAGGTAAATTATGGCGGACTCACAAGCATCAGAAGCACAAGAAAATATTCTGGGAGAAGGCTCCACAAAACTAATTCCTTCTGATATTAAGAAAGAATGGTCTTGGGTCAGACCCGGATTAGAGTACATACAGAACGCTGATCCTGACCCGTTACAGATACCAGAGGATGTATATGCAGCGTGCGTTAATGGATCTGGTCATTTATATATAGACGAGAATAGAGAATTTTTTGCTATACTCAGTACGATAGAACAGCCGTACAAAGGCAAAGAGTTAGTACTATGGTATACGTGGAACAAAAATAGGCACGGCCATAGGTTAAGTGATGATTATGTTCCTCTAATGGAGGATTTAGCTAGGGAAATAGGTTGCGATAAACTAATGTTCGAAACGACCGTTCCTGAAGTAGCTAAATATGCAGAGAACCACGGTTGGTTTATTGACACAATTGTAGTTAAGAAGGTAGTAAATGGGTAAGAAAAAATCTAAAGCTCCTGGCCCCACTGCTAATGAAAGAGCCAGCGCAGAAATAGCCGAAAAAGAACACGCATTCGTAAAAAAATACGTGCGCCCCGTTATACTCCAACAAAAAGCAGACGCTCAGGCTGTAAACTTTTCAGGCATATTTGGCTCTAGAATGAACGCTGACATGATGCAAAAGACTCAGCAAACCGGCGCCGGTAAATATGCAATAACTACAAGCGCAGGCGGCGCCTCTGTTTTAGGTAAGGGATTAGCAAAAGGCATAATGAATGCTGAGAAGAACGCTAAAGAATTAAAGTCTAAAGATCAAATAAGGGCACTAGCATCCGGTAGACAATTAGCCGCTGGGGCTATTACTAGCTTACGAGACGCTGCTAAGATAGATAGTAATATTGCGCTATCTGGGTATATGGCAGAGCAAAAACGAAGAGCAGAGCAGGTATCTATAGTTATGGACGGAGCCAAGTCCCTAGCCGGCTCTTATGGTACTTATAAGGCTAGACAAGCTTTTGCTACTGAACCGCCTTCAGGGAGTAGTATGGCCGGTCAAAATGCTAAAGCACGCGGATTTGGAGACGGGTCAACAGGACGCGGGATGCCCGATCTTAGCGATCAATCTGGTTTTGATGTCACAGGCATGGGTCAAGACCCTTTCCTTTTAAAATAGGTAACATAAGACATGGCTACATTTGAACTTTCAGCTAAACCATACGTAGCAGAGAATACAGGCGGCGTAATGGGCCTGGGCGCTGCTCAAACTGAGATGGCTACTAAAAAAAGGGCGGACGAAAACCGCTTAGCAAATTCGTTTTTTGGCAGAGTAGCGCGTGGTTTCTCTGCTTCAAACAAACCAGAAAAACCAACTGACAAGTACGCTCGGATTGCTAGAGAAGATTACGATTTTTATAAAAATAACTTTGAATCTTTTGAAAAAGGTCTGCTTGAAGACGCTGCAAAAGACAGTAGCTTAATAGACTTAGCCGCGCCTACTTCAGCAAGGTCATTTGGCTTAGCGCAAGGTATAACTGGCCGAGATATGAAAAGGTTCGGCGGAGAAGTTACAGCTGCACAAAGGCGCCAACAGGGTCGATATAACGTAGGCGCAGGCACTCTCAGCGTATTAGACAGCGTGAATAACGCCGCAATGTCGCAATATGATCTTAACAAACAAAAACGAGCTAGTTTATTAGACATAGGCCAAAAAGTTTATCAAGGGTCTATGGAAGGCTTGTCTACTTCTGCTAAAAACGAAGCTGAACGAATTAAAGCCGATAAAGCCGCATCAGAAATGCGCAAAGCACAACGCACGCAAGGCATAGTCGGCGGTATCGCAACTGGCGTAGCTGTTGGAGCGGTAGCTGGCGCAGCGACAGGCGCAGCGGTCGGTGGCGGACTAGCGCTGTTAGCGTTCTTATAATTGAGGTAAGTAATGTCTAAATACTATAGCAACCTAACAGGTCCAGGCGTCGCTGATCTAGCGGCGAGCTTTACTGGAGCATACACAGCTGAAGGTAAACTTCAGTTAGCTAGACAACAAGCTGACCGTGAGTATGATCTTGCCGTTAGAAAAGATGCCCGAGATGCGCTTACGCTAAATGATGCCTTAAGAGTTAGCAAAGACAACTTACTAACTGCCAAAGTTAATCGTGATTTAGTTAGACAGCAAACCGATACATCGAAGCGACAAGGCGAGTTCTATGATCAACAACTTATCACTGAAGGAGTCAAAACTGACACGGCTAGACTAAACTTAGGCGTAGCTGAACTTCAGCTTGATGCCGCGCAACAACAAAACGTAATAGACACCGCAAACGGCGCACATAATCAGATGATGATGCTCAACCTTACTGACTCAGATTATAATGGGGGTGGTAATGGTCGAAGCTACCTTAACAATGAAGCGATAGCTACTACTCTTAACGCAATAATAGAACCTGACAATATAGAAGGCCAAGTTCAAAAAAAGAATGTAAAGGCCGGATTACTAATCCTCTTTAATCAAATGGCTTCAGTGTCCAAAGAAAACCGTTGGACTGATATGGATCAGGTCGTAGTAGTAAGAGACGCTAACGGCGAAGAAGTATTTTCGGGTTTATATGGTCAGCCAGAAACAGACAAAGCACTTTTATCCTTTCAAAAACAAGCCGGCGTTACTATAGGCACGGAGTACACAATAAGCGGCCAAAATGAAGCCGGCGAAAAGATATACCTTACTGATCAAGGTGGCAGTAGTGCTCAAGAAGACATTACAAGCATGCCTCTTGAAGACCTGCTTGTACATGCAAACGCGCTAGGCGCAACAAAGGTTTGGGCCAACACAGGTGTGTCCGGCGCACTGTACAAACGCGCGCAACAGATGGCTAATAACCCAAATCCTGTTGTCGCAAGACAAGGCGAACAAGCTTTAAAAGCAATGACAGAAAGCCAAGACTTACATAATAATGTCGAGGGAATAATTACTTCTATGAAAGAAGCGGGCAAGAATGAGTTTGCTCGTGAAATAGAAATCACTGCCCAGCTGGCTCATCATAATCCAACTGAAGAAGCAAGGTTAAGGGAGTCAGTAAATGTAGCGTTAGACTCTAAAGAAGATGAGATAGCCATAGAGCAATCAGTTCAGTTCGCAGGTGATGAGACAGGCCGGTTTGATCGTCCTATATCAGAGCTAGCTCGAGAGTATAAAGCCGCAAAAGCTCCTGACGCTGACACTAGCCCAGAAGATCTAGTTAATACTACGTTAAGTTTTGCAAACGCCGTTGCTAAAAACGCTCCAAATAGTCCGTTTACAGTTGACTATATGAACGCTTCTGAGCTATCTAGAGACGCTGCTACCGACCTAGTTCAAAACATAAGACAACAAATAGAAGACGGAACGTTTGTTGCACCTGAAGGCGCGTTTACAGTAGCTGCTGACCGTGTAGTGGGCGGTAAAATGCCTCGACAAGTCTTAGGTGAAAAGACATATAAAAATCCTCTTGAAGCCTACGATCAATCAACAAAAATGATGGAAAGGTTTATGCAGAAACACGGTAGTTTCTCTGATATGCCTAAAGCAATACAAGAGAAGTACTTACAAGCTAACAATGTCCGCCAACAATCTACGGATGCTTTAGCTAACGCTTTTGCTGAACAGTTCCCAGAGGACGCTTTATCAACAGCATATGCTGGCGCTTTAGAAAATAGAGATAAAACTGCTACTATATTAAATAGCACAGCTTATCTTGAAGGAATTACAGACCCTAGCCAACTATTAGCTAGAATACAAAACGGCGATTTAACGTTTAACGACGGTGAGCTTTTTGCTTATCGAGAGTATTTAAACGCTAAAGAAGTTAAAGAGCTTAGCGATTTTCAAATTCTTACTACTCAAGAACAGCAAATGGGTTTAGCTTCGTTGTTGTTTGCAACAAACGGCGACGCCGAAGCCCAAAAAGAAATTATGGCCAAGATAGAATCTCTAGATGCTACTGGATTTACGGAAGGGCAAGCAACAACCGCTGCCCAGCTAGCAGCAGAAAGTGCCAGTAAAGCCGCTGCGCGTCTCAGCGCTTCACAAGAACGAATAGACCTAGCAAAAGGCGAACTAGAAATAGAAGGCCTAGATCTTGATAACATCGCGAAACAAATAGAGAATAATAAAAACGCTATTGAAGTTAAAACAGAGGAAGCGAATTTTGATACTATGGTTGCAGCTGAGAATGTTAAAAATCTAGCTATTATTACCGACGCTGCTAATAAAAGAGATGAAAATAATTTTGCCACTTTAGGGATAGATACTCCCACCGCAGTTGACGCCCTGAACAACGCCCGTAGCGCTTTGTTTGGTCCAGATGGCGAAATAGTCGAAGAAGGTCTTTTTGGCAAGAACAGAGCTGCCAGAAAAGCTAGAACTGCCGCTAAAAATGCTTTTAATGAAATCAATTTGGCTATAGATTCAGCTACAAATCAAGATACAAAAGAGCTCCTCAGCAGCCAGATGTTAACATTTGCGACTGAATTAGTTGGCGCATTAGCAATTAAACAAGAGCAAGATTTTGGCACTGTTATACTTAATGGAGGAAATTTCGACGCATTAGGCAACTTTTTAGGCGGTGTTATTGGAATGCTCCCAGGCGGTAAAGACGCCGGTCAATTTGTAGCTGACCTAGGCATAAAAGACGCTATACTTGAACCCTCTCCAAATAACACAGGCCTATTACTAAGCCCTATATGGGACGGTAATCGAGTCACGGGTTTCGCTATAATGGATCCATCAAACCCCGAGATTCAATACCAAGATGACACAGTGTCTGTAGACGCTTTAGCTGCTTATATACCTAGAAGCGCTATACAAAGGATTGCTAACCAATCAATGAAAGCAAGACACGAGGGTGGTTACGCAGTTCAAATGTCTACTAGTTTCAAACAAGAATTAGCTAGACAGGCAGCACAATGAGCGAGGGCGAATTAGCCCTCCAACGATTCTTAGGTCGCGGTTCTTTATCGGACCCCGATCCATATAGCAACGCCATAGTTAAACCCGATACTACTTCTGGCCTGCGACCTGTAGATACTACTAGCAGACCTGTTTATGTAGAACCCCAAGGCAAACCAGAAATAGATACCATAGGAGAGATATTTGACTATGGTATAGCTGCCGGCACCGCTGGCTTGCGAGCCGACCGTGCTAGATCACGCGCTGGTTTTAATGTCTTGTTCGGAATGGACCCTAGCGACAACCTCTCTAAAGCTGAGTTCTATGAGATACAACAGAACGCAGTTTCTAAAGAACTACCTAAATTTAGAAAGAACTTAATTGATGAACCCTCGTTCGATGGCTTCTTACAATCCGCAGCTTCGGCTACTGGCCAGATAATTCCATCCGCCATAGACTCAATGTCACTAATGCTAGCAGGTGGTTTGTATGGTTTGGGACTAAAAGGCGGCATAGTAGGAGCAAATAAAATAGCCGCTTCGGGTATCTTAGGCTCGCAACTTAGCCAAAAAGGTTCTAAAGAAGTAGCTTCTAAATTAATAAGAGACTCTTTAACACGTAAACGATTAAAAATATCTACCCCCGCCGAAGACGCTTTGGCAGATAACACTTACAAGTTTGTACGCAACGGTGCTCTGACAGGTATGTTCGTGTCTGAGTTTGAGCCTCTAACTGGTAGTAACATAAAAGAAGGTCTTCAATCTGGTAGAGATCTTGACAGTGATCTAGTTCTAAGATCATCAGCTCTAGGCTCTATGCAAGCTGCTATAGGCGTGGGCGGCGAAGCGTTCATGGCTAAGCTGTTACTCAACGTAGCTAAAGAGCGACTTAAAAAATCTGCTAAAGAAAACGTAAAAGACAGCTTACTTTCTAGCTTTGCAAAGAACACAGGTGAAACGCTAAAACGTATTGGAGCTGCTGGCCTTAAATCAGCCACGGTCGAAGGTGCTGCTGAAACTGCACAAGAAACTTTAGCAGTGTTAAACCGTGCTGACATGGACGCCAACTTCCAGTTTAGGTCTGAAGAAGCAGCTTTAAGAATAGCAGAAGCAGCGTTCAGCGGGTTCATTGGCGGCGGCGCTATAGGTACTTCAGTAGGCACAGTTGTAGAGACAGCCGCTGGCATTAGTGACATAGCAAATGAAAAAGTCGTATATCAAAACGAAGATGGCTCGTACGAAGAAATGACTCGTGCGCAAGCCGCTTACAGAAACATGAAACGCGACGTAGTTAAGAACAAAAACGTACAGGCTTTTGGAAAAGCCGCAACAGATGCTACATCAGGCGTGATTTATGAAGCCGAGCAGATGGTTAACAAAGCTCGACAAATGCGCATCGATAGGCAAGTTGATAGTGAAGTCTCTGGTAGACCTGTAGACGCAAGCCCTTTCTACTCTGACCCAGAACCACAATCTGTAATCACCGCCCAGCTTGATGCAGTCGTAGACCCCTCTAGTACAAAAGACACCGTTTGGAGAGAAGGCCCGCCAGTAAAAGCAGAGAAAGTTCTACTGGCACCTAGGTTTAGTAAGATTAGCTATAAGGGTGTCCCAATGCTAGCTTCACACATACCTGGCCGGGGTACTATATATACTACTAATCGACAAGCTATGGATGACGTTTTAGAGAAAGATGCCGACGAATACTCTTTGGCTAGAGCGTTAGGCTACAGCGATGTTAAACGCGGCGGCGAGTCAGTAGTACAAGTTAAAGATAAACAAGGACGCGTTGTATCTGAGCAAGGCGTCGATTCATCTGCACCTAATGTACTAAACCAAGCTATGGAAGCCGCTGAAAAGTTAAAGCCAGAAGGCGGCTCCATTGCAGTACGACCAGTATCAGAAGTATTAGCAGAGCGGGCTAACTTAGTAAAAGATGAAGAAGGGCCAGTCTTCAAAGAAATGAACGTAGCGCCAGAAGACCTCGGGCCAACTGTTGCTCCTGACTTAGAAACTGACCAAGATACTGATCCAAACGTAGATATAGAACAGGAGGGCACTCCTCAAACTCAAGAAAAACAAGAACTAAACCTTTCAGAGTTTGACTCTAACGACTTTGCGCAGCTACCAGCGCCCGTGTCTCAATTATTTAAAGCAAAAGACGCCGGTGTTATATACGACAATACAAACGAAGCTCGCGCTAGATTCCAAGCCGTACTTGGCCAGCAGTTTCAACAAGACGGTAATCCAATAGACTTTAGCAAGCCGTTCTTTGAAAGATTAAATACAGCAATCTTAAACGCAGCTTCTACTGCTAAAGAAGCCGATCCTACGTTAGATGTTAAAATAACTACAGGTGGTGTTTTAAGCGATAATCAAAGGTTAACAATAACACCCACTGAAGAGACGGCATTCGAGCGCGGGCCTGATGATCCAACTACTTTTATTAAAGATCGAGAAACCAGACAACAAAGAGCTGTAACTGTAGCCGAAGCAGTTGATATAGCTATCAGAGACGCGAAAGGCTCTAAACAAGAGTTTAGAAATATTTTCTTAGTTAAGGAAGGCGAGAAGATGCCTAGCAAGCCAAACGCTAGTTTAGTTGCTTTGACTAGAGGCGGTGGGAACATAAACCAAGCACAAGTTAAAGGCGTTAAAGAAGTGGAGGAGGACGCGGCATACGCAGGTAACCAGCAAGTAAAAGCAAAGCGTAACTTGCAAGCAATATTAGGCGAACTTATAACCCAAGGTTACGACGTGCTTATACCAGCGGTTGATAACAAAGGATCACCAGTCTCTATATCTTTACTACTACAAGAAGCGCCTAGCGCAGAAGCGTTGCCTGGAACAACAGCTCCAGCTAAACGAAACTATGGCGGTTTAACTATAGTCGAAAGAGAAACTATTGAACGGCAGCTTGCTGCAATGAAACGCGCTGAAGTTGCAGTAAAAACAGGCCAAATTAAACCAGCTCAGTTCTTAAAGCTAAAGCAGACCTTTGAGAACAACATGAAACAGATACAACAAAGGTTTGATTTAACAACGCCGCAAAGAACTACTACTAAACCAACAGGCCGCATAGATCAACTTATTGGTAAATCCGTAGCCCTTAAAAAATATAACGCTGAAGCCGGTAAGTTTGGGTTTACTACTTTACACAACCAACGCGTTAAATTAAGAAAAGCTAAAGACGAGTTGTTTAATCTAAACAATGAGATTAATAGAACGACTTTAACCCCGGCGCTAAAGCAAAAGAAAACTAAACTCGAAAGAAAAATTTTTGCTATTACTAAAACTTTACAAGAACCTCGATACACTACAGCGGCTATAGTTAATGGCCAGCCAGTAAGTATTACAGAAATGCTTACTACTAGAGAGATTTATCCAGACGCGCCCGGCGATATAGATGCAGTGTTGACTGCAATCAGAGAAGAACACGACGCAGTTGATATGGTCCTTGGCATGATAGGTGACGGGTCAACTGACGTAACTGGCTTAGTTCAAACTTTGCTAGGCTTTAAAGATATGCAACATATCTTATCAAAAGACTCAATGATGTATAACGACGCTACCGGCGCACCAGAGCCTTCTATATATGAACTTATGCTTGGGTACTCTATCCCAGACGGCACAAAACAAATAAATTTAGAAGACGGCAGAACTACGACTACACTTGCTATGGCATTACGCCGTGAGGCTAACAAGATTGATAACAGTATTAACCAAGACGGCGCTGTTACTACTAGGCTACAAGATCGACTTGACTCTATTACTGACATACATGACCCGCTAGGATTAGACCCTAGCAATGTATCTGGGGTTGAGATCGGTGATATTGCTGATGGGTCAGAAGGTGCGCTCGGTCGTCCAGGCTCTACTAAACCACTAGGGCCCAAGTCATATGTAGTACAGGACAGTCGACTTGTTAAGGACGTATTAGTAAATACCAGCCTCAATGACTATGATTTCGACGTAGGTGGTTTTATAAACTTAGGTAATAGAACGGCTGGAATGGGTGCTGTACAAGGCCCCGACCTAAAATCAGCGGCTTTTTTCTCTAATTCTATAGGCGAAGAAATTCAACGCCTTACTAAAACTGGTATAAAAGAACTGGGCTTAACAAAACCAGTATACATATATACCGCACAAGAAGTTTTAGGTAGTGATGGCAGCGTTATACCACCTGTTGATAGCTTAAACTTACCCGACTTTTTACAAGATGTACGTCGTCAAGCAAACAAGAGCGTACAGAACACTACAGCAGATCTTTTTGACATCGATCAAGGCCGGGCTGCTGAAAAATTACTTACGCAGATACGCACTCAACTCTTAGTTATAGCAGACCCAAACACCTCAACGGTCGGTACTTACGTTGGTGGCAAAGGCTTAGAAGCTGACTTTATTATTGTAGATGGTACAGCTAACTTAGCTGGACAGGTTTACACCGTAGGTCACGAAATAGGCCACGCTTTCTTAGAACAAGAAAAAGCGTCTAAGGGCTTTAACAAGATAAGAGCACGCCTTAATAAGTCATTTATAAAAGACAGGGATAGCTGGAATAAACCTAACAACCCATACGAGGGGAAAAATGGCTTTGAAGAATGGTACTCAGATCAAGTATCTAAGTGGATATACACTGTCTCCTCTCAAGAAACCGGCCGTTACAACCGAGATGCGTTTACTGGCAGTCCTGAAATACAAGCTCAGAAAGCCGCAATAATAAGAGCTATGAACGAGGCTGAGTTTACAGTTAAAAAACTTCAAGAAGAAGCAAGACAAGCGCAAACTAGTGAACTACATGACGCGCAGGTTCTTACTTTTGAATTGGAAAAAGCAATAAATGACGCTAAAAAATTAGCAATAACTGCAGCTAATGAGTTTAATAAACTTGAAGCAGAGACTGCTGACAAGTACAGAAAGTCATACACTTACCAAGATGAAGATGGTAATACGACCAAAGCTGGCGCTACAAGAAAAGAGTTTCTTGAACACCTAGACTTAGTTGAAATACGTCGTAAAAGACAGGGCAAACCAAAAAACCAGACCGAGGCTTATTTCGCTAGACTAGCACGCAGGTTTAGAGACTTCTTTAACAAGATGAACGCGCAGATGCGTCGACGGTTTGGCGGAGAAGTTAAAACAGACTTCCGAACTTATATGGAAGAAGTCTTAATGACTAATCGTCAACGCTCCCAAGGTGGCGGAACACAAAAACCAGATCGAGGGCGTGCGCCACCGAGGAGTTTCTTTGATAGAAGATCTAAAACACAAGCTGAGCAGGCTAGTATTTTGTCATTCGAAGATGACGCGGTGTACGTGGTGTCTCCATTCGGCTTTGGCTTGGAGGGGCAACCAATCGGCGGTCAAGTTGCAGCAGTTCCAAGACAAGAACTAAATGACACTTACGATGCGCACCGTAAGTCTACTAATGTAGACGTGTCTCCAACCAAAACTAGCGGCAACGCTGCTAGGTTTGCAGGAGCTGTCATTAAAGAAATGAACTCTAAAGGCAAAGACCGTTATGAAAGCACTAAGGAAGCTTTTGCAGAAGAAGAGCTAACTGGCAAAATATCTAACACAAGAGATGACTTAGCTAAATATATACTAAAACACGCTAAAGATAGTATAGCGGATGACTGGCACACATTAGAAATGCTCGCACGTACTACAGATGCTATGGTTCGTAGACACTCCCCCGAAATAGCTGACATGATGCAAATTCGGTCACAAGAAAAAGCAGGCCTAGGGTTTATCAAAGCGTCTACAAAACAAAAGAACAAATGGCTTACTAAGCTATATAAAGACGTAGGCGACTTGTCTTCTCCAGAAGTAGAAGCAGGTCTAACCGAAGCATTTACTGACACGCCAACTGCTAATCTTAAGAGACCAGAAGCGGTTAAAGTAAGAAAGTATCTAGAGTCATTTTATAAAGACTATATAAGTAAAGTTGGCCATGGTTTCAGTGTACCTTACCAAGAGAACTATTCGCCTGTAGTTTTAGACTTAAACAATATAGCTAGAAATAGTGACCATTTTATGCAAACTATTCTTAGTGAGCGAGCTAAACAAGGCGTAGAGCTTAACTACATACAAGTAGCTAGAACCATCGACCGTATACTTAAGTACCAAGATGCTGTTGTAAATGAAACAGGTAATATAGAAAACACAGATTGGACTGACCCTGCTTCTAAAGCAGAGGAAGCAAGAACTTTAACAGCGGGCATTGACCCCAGTGTGTTAGTTGCCCCCGATGGCACAAGCTACACTTTGGACAATAAATCAGCCTTAGTTATTTATCTAGCTAAGATGATCAAACGTGGCGAGTGGAAACGCCACACTATGTCTGAAGATGGCGAAACAAACCTGTTCCAACAAGAACTAGCTAAAATAGAAGAGAAAGACCCTAGAGCGCACAGAGAAACAATCGATATAGTTAAAGCGCATTTAGGCTATACGTCTTCTACTATGAAGCCTATAAAAGCAAATATTCTTGGTAAAGAAAGAACTTTGTTTGACCCTAAAGTAGTAAACACTTACGCGCAGGTATTTCAGTTTGTAACTATACTGCCGTTTGCAACCCTATCTTCTATACCTGATTTAGCTGGCCCGCTTATAAACTCTAAAGACTTCGCGTCTGCATCCGCAGGCTTGAAGAACATATTATCTGAGTTTAAAGCAGACCCAGGAACTACAGCTGCAGACATGCAGAAACTAGCAGAAGATTTAGGATTAGTATCAAACGACGCTATTGTTAACGCATTCGTATCGCAGTCAGAAGCAGACTTCATGACACAGCGAGGCCGTAAGATTACTGAGTTTACCTTCATGTTGAACGGCCTTACTAAGTTTACTAACTTCTCAAGAATATTTGCTAGCGGCATGGGCGTGCAGTTTATTATTCGCCAAGCTGAGATAGCTGACGACCCAAACCACGGCAAGAGCAAAGTTGCCGCACGGTATCTAGACCAGTTAGGTTTGGATAGCGCAACAGTAAAAGCGTGGTTAAAGAACGATAGGGACTTAACTACTCCAGAGGGGCAGCGCGTAGACGAGGCAGTATCGCGCTTTGTAGAAAGCTCTATTATGCGCCCAGATTCTGCGCAACGTCCGCTATGGGCATCTGACCCGCGCTTTGCAATTATCTGGCAGTTGAAGTCGTTTTTCTATGCATACGCGTCTACTATAATGGGTGGTGTGTATAGAGAAATGCAGACTAGGCAAGAAGAGGGCGCTACGCCTATAGAAAAATATGGTCTAGTCGGTAGTACCGCTGCTTTATTAGCTATAACTACCTTGCCATTAGCAGCGTTTGGTCTTGAGTTACGCGAGTATGGCAAGACTGGCCTAGCTTACATGTATCAAGGTTTAGGTGAATCACCTAAATACAAGAACGGTAACTGGCGTTACTTTAGAACTGACCGAATGGATTACCCAGAATACATGTGGGAACTAGTACAACGATCAGGTTGGCTTGGGCCAGCTCAGTTGCTAGTAGACGCACGTAAAGCCGACGACTGGGGTAACTTAGGAGTAATTGACCCCGCAGCTTCGTTATTAGGCCCTACAGTGTCTTTTGCAAAAGATGTAGCAGAAGATACTTATAAAGGTAACTTTGATAAGGTTATAAAAAGATCCATTCCGTTTACTGGAATACCGTTAATATAGGTGATGTATGGCAGAGAAAAAGAAACGTAAAGGCACTATGAAAGGCCACACCATAGGTGGCGGGCATAAAAGAGCCACTAAAAAAGGCGCTGGCATGACCAAAAAAGGTGTTGCAAAGTACCGTAGGGATAACCCTGGGTCTAAACTTAAAACTGCCGTAACCGCAAAGAAGGTAAAACCTGGTAGTAAAGCTGCAAAAAGACGTAAGTCTTATTGTGCTAGATCTGCTGGACAAATGAAGAAGTTCCCTAAAGCAGCTGCGAATCCTAATTCAAGGTTGCGTCAAGCTAGAAAACGATGGAGATGCTAAGATGGCCGCAAAAAAGAAACCAAAAAGTAAATCAAGTGCTAAACCTACAAACCCAGCTCTGTATGCACGGGTGAAATCGGAAGCTAAACGTAAGTTTGATGTCTACCCAAGCGCATATGCAAACGGTTGGTTAGTGCGCACTTACAAGAAAAGAGGCGGCGGGTATAGCTAATGGCTAGTCGTAAACCTACAGGCGGACTTACCGCGTGGTTTGGTAAAGGTAAGAAAGGCGATTGGGTTGACATTGGTGCACCTAAGAAAAAAGGTAAGCACCAAGCTTGTGGTCGGAAATCAGCCAGTAAAAGCAAACGAAGCTACCCAAAATGTGTGCCTAGGTCAAAAGCTAAGACGATGACAGCTGCTCAGAAACGTAGCGCCGTTACCAGAAAACGAGCCGCCGGTAATCCCGGAGGTAAGCCGACTAATGTAAGCACAATGGCAAAACGGAAGAGGAGTAAAAAGAAATGAACTTTGGTGCAATTAAAGGGTTAATAGGTGCAGTCGCACCCACACTGGGCACAGCATTAGCTGGACCGCTTGGCGGCACTGCTGCACAGGCTATCTCTGCTGTATTAGGGTGCAAAGCTGACCCCCAATCTATTGAAAAAGCCGTACAGAATGCTACCCCCGAACAGCTCGTAGAGATCAAAAAGGCAGAGCTGGACTTTGAAGCTAAGCTCAAAGAGATGGACGTAGACCTGTTTGCTTTAGAAACAGCTGATGTACAAGATGCGCGAAAAGCGCACAAAGGTGACTGGACGCCCCGTGTATTTGGCTTATTTAGTTTAATTGGGTTTATCGGTTACATATTTTTAGTTACAATACAACCCCCGGATGCAAATTCTGACACGATAGTTAGCCTAGTATTAGGTTATCTTGGTGGTCTAGTTTCTGGCATCTCTAGTTTTTACTTTGGTGCGAGTCATAAAGCAGATGATTGATTTAGAAAGGCTTAAAAAACAACTAGTTATAGACGAGGGCCTCGAGCTGAAGCCTTACCGCTGCAGCGCGGACAAGCTCACTATTGGCGTTGGGAGAAATATCCAGGAGGTCGGAATCACTAAAGAAGAAGCCATGGTGTTGCTTGAGAACGATATAGCACGGTGCGCCGGCGAGTGTGCTCGTGCATTCCCGTGGTTCTTAGACCTTTCGGCAGAGCGCAAAGAAGCTGTGATTAACCTCGTATTTAATATGGGATTATCTAAGTTCCAACAATTTAAGAAAACAATCGCTTACATAGAAGCGGGCGAGTTTGAGCGTGCCGGAGCTGAGTTACTAGATAGTAACTACGCTCGTCAAGTAGGCCAACGTAGTGAACGAGTCGCCAATATGTTAGCTGGAGAAAGCTAATGGCATACTCAGATACGATTAAATATGTGGTAGGTGATACTAAACCAGTTATAACTGTGACCATTAAAGACAGTAATACAGCTGAAACCGGGTTTACTTTAGATGCACAGAACCCCGCTACTTGGGACGTTATAAGTATAGCAAGCAGCACGGTCAGGCTTTTTTTAAGAAAGGCGGGCAGCACTACTTTGTCAGCTACCTTAACAGGCGGCAGTCCGTCATCTGACGGCACAGTAACGTTCACTCCCGCTACTAGTACGTTTGCTACTGCTGGCACTTACGAAGGTGAGATAGAAGTTACTTACGACGACGGCACGGTTATGACAATACATGACCTGCTTAAATTTAATGTACGAGATGAGTTTGACGGCTGATGCCTGTAACTATTGGAATAGCGGCAGCTCGAGCAGTAGTAGCGCATCCAGACGCAAGGGCTACCGTGGCCTATCCATATTCAAGGGCTACTGCAGCGTATCCGTACGCAAGAAGCACAGTAGCATATCCGTACGCAAGAGCTGTAGTGTCACTTATAGTTTCATCAACGCCTACAGACGTTACTAATGGCGTTAATGTTTTTACGCTAAACGCAAAAACTTTGGGGTCTTAGATGCCTGTAAAATTTACTAATAACTCGAGCACTACTCTATCGGCTGACATAGCAGCTGACGCAACTTCTGTAACTGTAGAAAGCGTCACAGGTTTTCCTAGTGTAGCCAACACAGATTTTTTCTTTGCTACCTTAGAACGAGAAGCCGATGCTAATACAAAAGAGGTAGTAAAAGTAACCGCCTTAAGCACTAAAACTTATACGATAGACCGTAGTATTTCTACGTCAGCTACCTTCTCTGCTGGTGACAAGTTTGAAGTACGCATGACTGCTGAAGGGTTGCAAGACCCTAGCTTACTACAAGCTGGGATTACTACAAATACTCTTACTGTAGACGCAGGTACAGGCGCTTCTGAAGGTATTATTCATAGTTCGACAGGTAGCGCTAGACTATTTATAGACACCGATGCAACTGGTGGAAGTAAACACGCAAGCATAGAGCTAGGCGGTACTGACGGTTCTTTTATAGACATAAAAAAACCTGCAAGTGATGATTATGATTTAAGAATACAACATTTTAATGACGCACAGTCAGTTATTACCAGTGCAACTGGCGACATGGTTATTCAAGCACAAACTAATGGCACAGCCGTTAAGCTTCAGCATGAAGGCGCAAACACCAAGCTAGAAACTACAGATACAGGCATAGATGTAACAGGCGAGGTCAAAGGCGATACGCTTGATATTGACGGCAATGCAGCCATCACTGGCACAGTCACGATTGATCCACCCTTAGTTACAAGTGTAGCAGGAGGGCTTGGCGCTAAAGGCATCATTATGAAGCAGGGCGACTTGCGAATGAAGGTCGATGGTGATTATGATGCAGATAACAGCACAGACAGTAAAGGTGGCTCAAGCCAAAATAACTCAAGGATTATCTTTGACTCAGAGCAACATGAACACGTTCAATCTGAAGGATTAGGTTATCAAAACCCCGCATTTGTTATACAAGCTAACTATAATCATAATGCTGATAATGCTACTCACGGTACTACCGCAGGCGAAGAATATTTAGACGCTAATATATCACAGCTTGGATTAGGTAACTTGACCATAAGTTCTGGCAAGCTACAGCTTAGGGGTAAGCTAACTGGCGCAGATGATGGATCTCTTTCTAATGATGGCGCTGCTAGCGATGGTTTTTTTGGCCACGAGTCATTTATAGGTTTAAGCATAGACGGTGCGGCAACAAATGGAACACTTACTAATTTACATTTTGGTAGAACTAATGACAGCACTCAAAACATTAGATTACAACCTAGTGCTGGCGGTATTATTGTTGAGGGCATGGGCACTGCTGGATCGCCTACAGCTTCCAAATCAAACAGCGGAACAATCGGCACATTCAATGATGAAGACCTGATTACGCTTGCCCAAAACCAAGTTACAGTTGCGGGCACTGTAATTTCTAGCGGATTGACTGTAAACGGTGTTGCCACTTTAACATCAGGTGAGCTAACTAATAATTTAATTATAGAAAGCACAAGCTCAAACACTTCGGGCGCACCTGATATAGTTCTTAAAAGAACAAAAGCAAATAACGCAGACAATGCCGATAACGATGTAGTAGGTAATTTTCAATACAACGGCAAAACTGATAACGGCACTGAAGTTACTTGGGCGGCAACTCGTGGTGTTATTAAAGATGCAACTAACGCAAGCTACGAAGGTCAGTTTGAAATAAGCGTACCTAAAGCTGGTGCGGCATCTTTCAAGCAAGTAGTAGTAGAGCCTGATTTAATTAAGCTACAAAAACCAGTAGAAGTCACAGGCGCAGCTGACATCTCAGGCGACCTTACTCTATCCGCTGGCGGTGACGGGGCTTTAACATTTGGCGCGGCAAGCTCAATCAAAGTAATTGACAACTCTGCTACAGCATTAGTTATTGAAGAAGCTAACACTGCATATATGACGTTCAACACTGCTAATAGCGGTGGAGAAAAAATAGAGTTTGGCAAACCCATTCACGGAACATTAACAGGTGATGTAACAGGTAATGTAACAGGTAATGTATCAGGCACTGCTTTAACTGTCACACAGGCCGCGCAAACAGCCATTACAAGCGTTGGTTCATTAACGGGTCTTACAATGGCGGCGACCAGCGCTAGTGTTGGTGGTAAGATTTTATTTAAAGAGGGGACTGATAACGGCACAAATTCTGTTACATTACAAGGGCCAGCTTCAACAGCAGACGTTACCGTCACCCTCCCTACATCAGCAGGAACACTAGCTCTTACTTCTGACATCGGATTTGTTGCACCAACCACTGTAGTAGGTTCAGCCGCAATCAATGATATGACTTCTAACATTAGCAAGAAGTATGTGCATACTGGTGGCGCTGTTACTTTGAAATTTCCTAATGTCACAGCATCAAGTAATTTAGGTGATACTTGGGTTGTTGTAAATGCAGGAACAGATACGCTAACCTTTGACAGAGTAAGCGCAAGTCAATTCAAAAAGCTAAACGGCTCTACGGTTGCAAGTTTAGCCAATACAGTTACCTTATCAGAGGGCGGTGTTGCCGAGCTAACGGTTACTGCTGACAATCAAATCATTATATTTGGTTCTGGTGTGATATGAGTTCTGGTGCTGTTGCAGATTCAGGCTTAATTAGCAGGGTTAGCTTCACTTGTGACTACGGTGCTTTCTCGTATTCGCAATCTGTTGGATTTGATTTACGAAGTTTGTATGGGACTGATGATGATATAGATACCATATCAAGTGCATTTAAAACAGCTAACGGTTCTTTAGTTAATGTTACTCAGCAATACTTGACACATGGTTCAGCTATTTTTGACCATAGGCTTGCTGGATTTCCAAGCGGTGTAACTCATAATCTTGCAGTTAACTTCTTTTTTGTTGGTCATGTTGCCACTGCTTATACTAATGAGGCTGAACTTAAAACAAATTATTTTAATTCAATGAAACTAATTAATCACACGCAAAGCGCCATAGATACTGTTCAATCTGATGCTTTTAATATTAACAGCGCAAATGGCCCAGTAACTAGGTCAAACAGTGGAACAACAAATACAAGTGGGGCGGACAGTAGCATTGCATTTGATGCGTTAAGAAGTATGTCAACGGATTCTCTTAACTGGGCTGAAGATGATTTAGTAACTGTTGAGTTAAGGGGCTATTGATGGCGTTTACTTATCATCTCAATAGAGATAATACAGAAGAAGAAATTGCAAGGTTAATAGCGGATTCACAGCCGTATATGTTACAGGCTTTTACTAATAGCACAGATTCAACAAATAACAGCTTTGCTAGGCGGTCTATAGCTAATGCCAATTACATTATGTCTGTTTTAGATGACGGCTATTTAGTGGCTATGTCTATAGGTAGAGTAAAAGATAAAACATTGACTTGGGATTTTGCTATATATGGCAAAGATGTTAATGGTAGCAAGGCTTACGTTTATAGCGATGCTTACACACAGGCGGGTATTGAGTTTTTTAGAACGCAAGATTTAGATGAGCAAGTCTCATCTGGTTTAGTTGGCTCGCCAATGGAAAATTATCAAACTGAAATGCACACTAGATACTCTTTAACAACACCAACACTTGAGCAGTACAATGTAACAGGCCAAGAGTGTAATTATAGAAAGGCGGTTTTAGATAAATGACTATTAAAGAATTACTAGCTAAGCTAGAGAAGCACGAAGCTGAGTGCGCTATTAGATTAGACAACATCAAGGAACGTTTAGATGATGGAAAAGAAAAGTTCGACTTCTTGCAAAAATCTATCTGGGGGCTGTACGGGATTATTATTAGTATCACTGTTGGGGCTGCTTTTACTTTGGCCCAGTTTATCTCATAGCCAAACAGACAGTGGTAATAGCTCTACGCAGTCGGGTGATTTAAACACCAACCAGCAGGGCGCTACAGTAGATAGCAACAATGAGACTACTACTAATACTAATCAATACAACGGTGCGGGCAGTGCTAGCGAGATACCTGTAGCCAGTGCAGTAGCGCCAAGCCTGATGTCAGGTGGTAACGATAGTTGTTTGAAGTCTACTAGCGGCGGTGTATCTACCTTACAGATAGGCATAAGCTCTGGTAAATATGTAGAAGACGAGGAGTGCAACAGACGTAAAGATGCACAAATGCTATTTACGCTTAATATGAAGATAGCGGCTATAACCAGGATGTGCCAAAGTGATAAGAACTGGATGAGTATGTTTGAGTCAGGGACGCCATGCCCCCTTATTGTGGCTGGTAAAGTAGTAGCAGGTAAGAATGCTTACCTAATGATGAAGCGTAAACCCACACTTTTTGTAAGGGATTACGAAGCAAACAAAGAATATTTTGATGTTGCGTTAGGCATCAATGGGGAGACAAATGGTGAACATAAAGAAAGCGGTAGTGATAAGTCTATTAGCGAGCGTTTCCGCACAAGTAAGCGGTGATGCAGGTGTCTACTATCCTCAAGCTGTTTCTTTTGGCAGTCTTATTGACCCTAATATAAATCCTTTACGTCCCGCAGGTGATTTTGTAGAGATACAAGAGCTGGTTAACACTGCTAATTACATTAATACACAGGTCAGCGATGCCCAGGCTAGCGTGGTAGAGATGGCGATGGGCGTGCCAACTGACCCTACAGGCGTCGCAGGCACAATTGTACCAGTGGCGGGGCGTACAGACTCACACAAAATAGATCTTCTGGAGGTCGCCTACTATAATCAATCTATCCTAGACACGGCTAATGCCAATTATTATTCAGCTCAACACTTACTGGTGGATAGCTATGAAGAGAATATGGATCAGATGGAAGCGGCTATTGAAATGTTTTCAGGCGCGGCAACAGAGATTTCAAAGGCAGAAGCAATATACACAGAGGCTATTAATGCTCAGACTGACGATGAGCGTATTCAGCTTCAGAATTATATTCGTGCAAACGATGTGCAGATTGACCAATCAACAGTCCAAACATTTAATCAATCACTTGATGTTATTGAGGATAAAGCACAAGCGGCTAGTGCGAGTCTATGGGCAAGCCAAGATAGCTCAACCCTTGCTATGATTAACTACGATGGCATTGCTACTTTAAGTAACATGACTAACTCTACAGTTGCCTATGATGCTTGGTCAGATCAAATGACAATCACTTGGGATAACGCTACTGACACTGTTCTGCAAGGCGTATTCTTTAACAACGCAGACAACATAGGGTGGACACAGGCTACTACAGAGGTGTATGACGGCTTTTATAATGATACACCGCCAGTTAGCATCAATGAAATGTACTCAGCGTACTCTTATGGATCAGGAGAAACCGTAGCTTCTATGGGGTCTGGATATAATATTAACGCAAAACTGTACGATCCTGTACAATTAGTACAAGATGTAATCGATGTAACTAACGAAAATCCGACTACAAATTACAACAACCAAAACGGGAACTTAGGCGGTCTGTAATGGCACTTGAAGATATAGAATTAGACGTAGGCGGCACTAAATTTAAAGGAGTTTACATAGCTATACTGTTTAGTTTTGCTACAACCATAGGCGGCGGCATATGGGCAGCTAGCGAGTTCGTATCTCGCATAGATAATATTGAACAAACGTTGATCGATACTATAGAATCTATACCTGACATAGAGCCTATGGAGCTAGAATTAGCTTCCATTCGCACTAAAATAGAGGATAATGATCTGGGGCATCTGCAAGGCAAGCTGGCGGAACTCGACACACTATTACTTAGTATAAAAGAACGTCAAAGTGAAGTTTTGACAGATGCCTCAACTTCTACAGCAAAAGTTAATAGCATGGAAAAAGATTGGATTGAAGTACGTAATGAGTACAAAGCAATGGCGGATATGATTAAACAGTTTGAGAAGGATGTTCAAACATTTAAAAAAGAAGTGGACGACCTATGGAAAGGGTTGGACGCTGCATCATCACCATTAGGATAAATTATGATCAAGAATTTTTGGGAAGAATTAAAAGCGTTAGTTAGTAAATATAAATTAATTATAGAAGCCCGTTGGGTTGCGTTTAAAGGGTCCGTTAAAGCATCTCTCCGTGTTTTAAAACGGCATGACTTAGAGCCCGAGCGTAAAGCAGCTAAACCAAAAGCAAAGGCAAAGGCCAAAAAGAAGGCAAAATAAATGGCGTACTTTAAAGTAGACAAGTTTAATGGCGTAGCACCTGCTATATCTGCAAGAAGGTTAAATAATAACTTTGCTCAAGATGCGACTAGTGTCGATTTTGAGTCCGGTAAATTAGTAGCTCAACCAGCAGATGAAATTGTAACTACGTCGTCTACTTCTGCAAGTATTCCAATACAAAGTATATATCCATACGAATATAAAATTGATTCTTTTACTGACGCTAGTAATACTGATCTAATTATAGACCCTACGTCCGCAGCTGGCGGTTATTTCCTTTATGGTTTTTATACGAAAGGGTCTTTTTACAACTCTAACAATACGTTAGTTGATGATATTAATGCAGTGTATGTTACTAGTAGCACTGTTTATAATTATGGTACTTCTACTACTAATACTACGTATTCTTTACATGTGTTTTTAAGGGATCAAAATTACGGCACTGTTAATCAACGTACAACGCCGTTTACTAGTGCTCATCTCGGCACTAGTACTAGTTTAAAAATATACACTAATTCTAACTTTACTGATGGTCAAATTGCAGGCGAAGAAACAGGCGGTGCTTGGATTTTAGATTTTGATAACGCAAGCGAAACTGGCTTAACTTTTACAGTTAGTAGTGTTGTTAGTGCTTATTGGACTAAAACGATTACTCAGTCTTTATTTAATAGTTTATTTAATCCTGGCACTACTCATTATCTCCGTTTTTCAAACGCTTTATCAGCTACTACGGCTACTTTAGCTACAGATGTAAATAAAACTTATATATCTAAGCCAAATACAATGTTCGGCGCTGCTGCATACCCCCCTGTTAGATATGTTAATACCAATTATTTAGGTGCAGAAGCTTTTTTGTGGGCTGAATATATAAAAGTAGCAGGCGATAAAAGAACTGATTTATCAGTCGGAGCTACTTTAACTGGTAGTAGTTCTGGTAGGACAGGCACAGTTTCGTTTTTTGAATATGATGGTGTTAATACTTTTATATTCTTTGAGCGCACTCATTTTATAGGTGCTGGTACTCATACTGGTAGCGATAACCAAGCAACTGTGTTGACAGATAGCGCTGAAACTTATAACACCTCAGATGATATTTTAATAGGGTCTACTTTAACTAATTACAAATTAGATGGTACTGATTCAGCTACAGGTGTTGTACTAGATAATGCTGCTACAGCACAAACGGTAACAGTTAATGATTTGTTTAGCAGTGGCGTAGCTAATAACTTCGATGCTGGTGACAGATATACGATTGGCGTAGAGCCTAATGTCCTGTTGCACACTGCAGATTTTAAAGGCGGTACTGACTATTGGGATATGCCGGGTGTTACAGGTATCTTTAGCGGATTCCATAATCCTTGGGGAGATTCTACAGATAGTAATGCGACATCTAGGTCTGGCTTTGGTTTAGATCCTTATTTTGCTAATCATGCAGGCACGGTGTTTACTAAAACTATGGAACGAACTAGGTTGGGTACTGATGGTTCTACTTTAAACTATGAGTATGCTGACGATTATCTTTATGATTGGACTACATTTCATTCTAACCATCCAGTTAGTAAGTTAGCAGGCGCGATTGGTAACATGGGTTGCGTTTTAGCGTTTGAAGATGCAATTACATCAGACGCAAACACAAGTGGCGACAGAACTGCTAGTGATGCTGCTACGCCTAGCGCATCTAAAATAACTTTAGAACAAGGCGATATTGTTTGTTTTAAAGGTTTTGGTATTGCTAGTAATGGTAGTGCAATTAGTGCAGCCTTAGTTAATGGTAATAACACAAATAATGGTTCTCAAACAGGCATACGTGATGTTGCTACTATGATGAACTTTGAAGCTACGCCTACAACTTCTGCGGCTACTCCAATAACTCCGTTTGCAGACGAGCATGGCGGCCCATATTGGCAAGTATTAGATGTTGTTAAAGTACATGTGTTGAACGGTATACATACAGTATTAGATACAAATCAAAGTATTGTTACGGGCAGTAAAACTAATTCTGGAACATCTGGCACAACGCTTACTGATAGCACTAAAAACTTTCCAACTAATTATGATCTGTTAATAGGTAAAACATTAGTAAATGTAACAGGCGGCACAAAAGGGACTATTGTCTCTAATACTGCTAATACTATTACAGTTGATGATTTAGTTACAATTACAGATGATGATTATGGCGAGTTTGATGCGGCTAGACTAGACGGCAACTTTGCTCAGTACGATGAGTACTACATACTTGAGCCTATACCCGCTACTACGTCAATTAATGGACAAATTTTAACAGAGTCTTTTTACAAATATAGATGCTTAAGCCTTGCTTCTTTAGATCAATCAGCACGGGTTTGGACAGAGCGCACGCCTAGTTTTGGAGTTGGGTGGGCAGCTAGTAGGTACGCTGGCGAAACTGTAACTGTTAAAAAACCTTATCAAGAAGTTGGTAAAACTTATTTAGAATTTAAAAATAGAGTTAGAGTTGCAAAAACTCCTGTTACTTCTGATAAGTTTAAAAGATTATATTGGACTGGGGAAACATACCCAGCTGTGGCAGGCCAAGATCAATTGGTAGGAACTACATCGCCTGGTGCAACTAGAGCTAGAGCTAACATATCTAAATTTAGATTAGGCATACCTACGCCAAGGCGTCCTATGAGTGTAGGGGTTGCAGAAGGCGAGCAAGTTAGTATAAGTTCAAAAACAAAAGGTACGGCAAGTAATGTAAGTGCAGCAAATGCAGCTATATCTACTTTATTAGTTTCATATGTGTATACATTTGTTTCTGCTTTTGGAGAAGAAGGCCCACCTAGTGCGCCGTCAATACCTACTAGATTTGGTTTTGGTCAATCATTAGTTTTAAGTAACATTGGCTCTGAAGAATTAAATTTAATGACTAATTCAGAATACAATTTTGCTGAAAATTCTGGTGCGGTTAAGCGAATTTATAGGTCAAATACAGGTTCTGCAGATACGTTGTTTCAGTTTGTAGATGAGATACCATTTAGTAATACGGCTTATATAGATACTAAAGATGCTACTTTCTTAGGAGAGGTATTACCTAGTACTTCGTGGATTGGACCGCCTAACGATGACGAGTTTTTATATCCAGATGGGCCAATGCAAGGCCTTACTGAAATGGCAAACGGAATGTTTGCCGGGTTTTCTGGGACGCGCCTTTGTTTTAGCGAAGCTTTTTTACCGCACGCGTGGCCTGTTGAATATAGACGTACTGTAGAAGATAAAATTGTAGCTTTAGGTGCTGTTAGTAACGGTATATTTGTTCTTACTGAAGGTAAACCATACTTTTTCTCCGGCAATGATGGGAGTGTTATGGTTGGTACGCAAATAGATTTTGCGCAGGCGTGTATAAACGTTGATTCCGTAGTAGACATGGGTGAGTCTGTATTTTATGCAGGGCCAGATGGTCTTTGTTCTGTGTCAACTAGTGGGGCAGATATAATAACGGCTGGTTTAGTTTCATACCACCAGTGGATAAACACATATAAAGCGCAAAATTATATAGCTAATAAACATGAGGGTAAATATGTTGCCTTTTTTACTGATCCAAGTGAATCATATGGCGGTTGGCAATTTGATCCTACTACTCCTGAGTCCGCTTTAAGTAATTTAACTAGAAGCGCAACAGCTTTAACTTTATACAATGATCCTAGTGACGATAATTTGTACGTAGTAGAAGGAGTTAATATAAAACAATTTGGCGGCAGTAATACTGCAGTGTTGCCATATGTTTGGAAAAGTAAAAAGTTTGTAGCTCCTTATCCGATTAGTATGTCTTATGTTTCTGTACACGCAGATGAGTATCCGCTTTATGACAGTGGTGCTTCTGCCACACCTAAGTTAGAAATAGCTGTTGCAGCAGATGGCGTAGAAATATTTAAAGCTAACTTAGCTAAAACAGCTGCAGGTGTATTATACCAGGAGACTACTACACCGAGCGGGACAGCTGATTTTATTCTTTACGAATCAATTATGAGGCTTCCTAGTGTTTTAGGTATAGAGTGGGAGATAACAATTACTGGTGATAAACCTGTTAACGAAGTTTGTCTTGCTCAAAGCACACAAGAAATGAAAGCTATATGAGTGATTATGATAAGAATACTAAGCGCAGGGTTAACGGTGTGCCTGCTATACCGACTACTATTGATGCTAATCTGCAGCAATACTTACGACAATTAAACGAACTGTTAGAAGGGTCTGTTGGTATAAGAGGCAACGCTTTAGACCGCAACGTTACAGTGCGTGAGTTAGTAGATGCTGGAGTTGCTGAGTCACCTGAAAAGAATGCTAAGTATGTACCAAACGCTGTTAACGCACAGAACCGAGGTTTTGTTGGGACTGGTCGTATGCGGATGTTTACTAGCCAACGTGAAAAAACCTTTCGTTCTTCTACTCATACGTTTGCTCATGGCCTTGGGCGGATTCCTGATTTAGTTCAACTTAGGGCTATTTGTACAGCTGCAGATGGGGATACTTATGAACCAGGTGATATTGTTGTATTACCAGGGTCAACAACAGACCCTGATGGTAATGATGAAGGAGGTACTATTATCGTAACTACTGAAGAAGTAAAATTATTTTTTGCTGCTAATGGTATTGGGCTTGTGGTAGAGAGAGATGGCACTGGAGGCCTTGATGTTTTAAATGATCAAACAGAAGCTAATTCTAGATGGGATATAGAAGTAAAAGCGTTTGTTTTTGACACTGCTACTCAAGGAAACTAGGCCGGTCTTCCCATATATTTATTTGAAATGCTAATCGCACGCCGCTTTTTATAGGCATTACTCTATGCCACCTAGAAGGATCAAAGGTTACTATTCTATTGAATTTAGGTTGTATGCGTTCAGTTTGTTTTTTGTCTGTACTATTAGGTAACCCTATTTCTATGAAGCCACCTTCTACTTGGTGGTCATAGCCATAGTAAACGGTGCTTACTGATGGACATATAGTTTTACCGCTTATGTCATACTCTTTCTCATCCTTGTCTTGGTGCCAGCTTAGCTCATTGTTTTTACTTAATACGTTAGCCCAATATTCAAACCCTGCTATAGTATTTACGTCTAAGTGACCCCATACTTTTTCAATTATCATTTGCCATATGTCAACTGGTTCTGTTTTGCCATCCCACCATTTGTAGCCGCCTTCAAGACCTTCGTTGTATACGGTAGCTGAGTCAGACAGCTCTAACCAAGTATCAAAGTTTTGCAATTCTTTAAGTAAAAAAGAATCTAATGGGAGGTAGTCGTCTTGCAGCGTCATGCTTTTCTCCAGGTATCTACTGGTGGTAAGCAGTACTCATTGTTATCTGTGCTTTTTAAAGTCATTAATATATCAATAGCAATTGAATACCGTATTTCTGTAGACTCATTAAAAGTAGTTAAATGGTCAGTTTTCGCAGGGAATATAACTAAAGCGTTGTCTCTAGGAGTTATGCTAACGTGTCTTTCTACTCGCTGGTTGTTTGTTAAAAGGTCTTTATAACTTTCATCACTAAACAAATCTGGGATTATTTCATTGTGGCACTTGTTACCGTCAGCTCCTATGATTAAGTCACCACTTATTTCTGGCACTAGTGGGTAGTAAACGGCTGCTAGATGGGCATATGTATGCGCATGGACGGGCGTATTGTTTTTATGTTGGGCTCTTGTGCCCCATGATCTTACGTAATGAAAGTCAAAAAGCTCGCTGTTGACGCCTATGGTTTTACAGTAGTCGTGCAGTTTGTAGGGTAATTCATTAAACAAAGGGTTAAATTCTTTGACATTGTGCAAGTCAGCACGCCCGTAGAGGTCCCCAGTCCAAGTGTCTGTAGTGTCGCCGTTATCATTACTATTAAATTCTGCGTTAATATAATTAACGAAAGTTGTCCTAGTTTCTTCAGATAAGTTTAACTTTGACATCCCTATGCTTAGGGGTAATAGATCTACTATATGCATGTGTTTTCAATCCATTTAGCTATTTGTTTTATTGATAAACTGTTTTTTAAAAAGTCTTCTTTAGCTATAGGTTTACACCAACGTTTGTCAAGCATGATAACTGCTTCACGACCTACGCCTAGTACAACAGCAACTTTGTGCCCCTGGCTGTGCATGCGTTGCAACCAATGCTGCTGCAGCGCCGAGATGTTACATTTGATATTCGTTTTTGATCTAACAGGAAAGTTTTTTACATACTTATATTCTATAAACATCATACACTGGGGTCCTGCGTAGAACACGTCGGGTATGCCCCCGGTGTATGTGTCTCTTATCTTCCACTTATAAACAGAAGAAGGAAGGTGTGAATGCACAGATTTAATAAATCCGTGCTCGTTCACGTATTAATCAGCGTGTTGCTCATAAAGAGCTTCTGCTGCCTTGTAGTCATCTTCCTGCGCCCATCCTATAAACTCAGTTGTAATGTTGACCCAAGAACCTTTGTCGTTAGACATACTGACAGTTCCTAGTTTCCATAAGCCAGCGAATCGATCGCCGCCTTTCATTACAATCTGTGAGTTCCAGTCTCGTGATACTTTTAGTTTAGTGTTACTAAAGTCCATGATAACTGGGGTGGTGTCTGTTTGTCCAGTTTCTGCATCTTTTATCAATAGAAGATGCGTGTGCGTCTCGCTAATTGACCATTCTGCAGGGTTGTCTTGGTTTGCAATGTACTCTTTTGCAGCTGCTGCAGAGGGGTAGTTGCCACCAAACTTTCTTTTATCACTCCATACTTGGAACTGATGTTTAAATTTTATACTAACAACGTACAATTCTTTGTAGCATTTACCAGTTAAAGTATTACAAAAGCTACCTACTTCGGCACCTTGAATATACTTTGGGTGATGAGGATCTGTCTCATCGTTGGTTCTTTGCAACAGTTTCAACCGGGGTATAGACAAGTCAGTTGCTGCCATGTCTTCGTTGCCTCGTCCTGCGCCTACGGTGTTTTGTAAATGCGCTGGTAGTTCTGATGAAGCTAAAGTGATTTCATTAGTCATTGTTAAATGTCCTTTGTCAATTGTTAAAGTGATCTAAAGTTTATGCGTCGTACAGTACGTGGCTGCAAACCAGGCACTGCTTCACCCATCTTAAGAAGCTCACGATAGGCTGTAGAGCTGACGCGTCGTTGTATAAGACTAAAGTCTCCTGTTGCTATGACATGCTCATATAAAGCATCCCAATCTGACACATCAGGGACTGTGTCTTCGTTAATGGATACTGAGGCTATGCCATTGGCAGTTCTGTTTAAGCCTTCATCATCCAGTTTTTTAAGGAGCAATAGATCTACTTGATCTAAGGCTACCCTAAATTCTTTTAGACGTTTGTTGAGTCCGTCCATTTGTGCTTTTATTGTTGCTCGTTCATCAATTAAAGCATTGATGTTAGAGGTTTCGTCTACGTTAATTTTTTCCATGGTTATCTCCATCGGTTAGTTTGTTGAGGACAGTTAGTAGTTCTTCCATGCGTCCTAGTTTAGTGTGTAGTTTTTCATACACTCCAGGTTCCCAGGTGTTGCGTGCTGCAATTTGTATAATCTCTGTTTTTTGTGTTTGACCTGCTCTGTATATACGGCGGTTGAACTGTTGGAAATGCTCTGCGTTGTACGTTGGTGAGGCCCATATAATGCTTGTTGCTTTGGTCATTGTTAGACCGTGGCCTGCAGATTGCGGATGACAAAAGACAACTTGCAACTGGCCAGCTTGCAGCCGGTCAACAACATCTTTGCGTTTGTGTGCAGGTGTGTCTCCGTCAATAATTCCATATTTAATTTTTCGTTTCTCTGCTTCAGCTACCATGTGGTCACGCTCGTGTTTCCAATTGAATGCTACAAGAGAATGCGAGCGTGCTTCTACTAGGTCCATCACCATGTCGTAACGTTCTGTGTGGATACCTACAGACTCACCATCTTCGTTATACATTGCACCAGTACATAACTGAAGCAGCTTTTTAACTTTTGCCCCGGCGTGCACTGCGTTGATTGTTACTTTGCCTGTGTACAATACAGAGTCTTCTGCAAATGTGTTGTATTGTGCCTGCACTTTGTTTGGCAGCGTAGTGTATAGGGTATTGATTGTTTGTTCTGGCATGTCAAGACAATCTTCAAGAGAGTATCGTATGTTGATGTCACTTAACATTGCAGCGACCATCTCTTCCGCGCCGTCTTTGTCTACCCATTCGTTTGCAAAGCCATTGAATTTAGAGGTGCATACTTGCGAACGGAAGCTCCAGAACCGTGGTCCAAGGCGTGCTCCACCATCTACAATAAGAGTTGGATGCCATATATCTAAGATAGTGTTGCTGTTAGGGGTGCCTGACATAGCGATACGATGGTCAAACATTTGTGATATTTTGAATGCAGCTTTGCTGCGCTGCGAGTCTTTGTTTTTGTATGCAGTGAATTCATCGATACATAATGTATTGAAGCCTTTGAGAACGTGTGGGTTTTTAGCTATCCATTTTACAGCATCGTGGTTTGTGATAACTATTCGTGCACCTGATTCAAACGCTTTGAGTCTGTTCTTTGAGTATGCAACTTCATAGGTAAGT